ATGGTAGTCTAACGTCGCTATCCATCTCAATAGCATATTCTGGAGCATTATAAAATCCTTCAGTAACTTTCTTACCTTCAGGAATTATTATAATATTCTCTGTATTTTTATGCTCTATTGTTTCATAGTGGTGTATTCCACCATATAGATTTTCATATGTACCATATTTTTCTAGACAATATCTATCAAATGCTCTTTGAGTCTTAGGCCACTCATCAAATACGTTTAGTATATTATTTGCTTGTAAAACTACCCAATCAAGAGTTGAATCTTTATATATTTTAGCAGCGACTACATCGGGTCTATCATCTCCATTTATAGTATATTTTTCAAAGTAACTTAAGTTCTCGAAAATATCAGATCTTAATTTACCTCTTTTAAATAGGTTTTTAACAACGACATAATCATCCAGAGTAGTTCCATACTTGGGATCTCTACTGACATATTGTACGTTGGGTACTTTTCTAAAATATGATGGCATGGTTTAAAACCCTATTTCGTGCTTTGCTGCAAATTTATCATAATCATCTGCGTATACAGGTTCCAACTCCTTAAAGGAGAGAGACATTACATATGAGACCATAGTTCCATCTGGGAAGGTCATGTAACTACCTTCTGCTGTATAATCAACATTACATGTTTGTAATGCACATGGAGACTTTATTCGGTTTAGACCTGGATGTTCTGACCCTTTGTGTATATATTCAATCGAGAATACATTTGGAGCCATTAAGAATAATGAAGATTCATCTCTTATAGGTGTCATATTCTTTTTAAAGAATCTTATAATTTTTTTTACTTCTTTTGCTTCATCTTCGTCTCTTGGTGTCATTCTGAAGTTAAAGGTAAATGCCCTTAATTGTGGGTTTTGGAATAGTAACTCTAAGTTAGGGTTCATAACACCACCAGTCATCCTTGACATGACGTTGGTTCCAACTGCTTTACCGATCATGGCATTTTTGATCATTTCTTTCACTTTCTCAGAATTACCCTGAACATCTTTAGTAATATTATCTAATGCCTTTGTTAAACCTTCACCACCTTCTTTAATAAAACCTTCTCCAACTTCTGCTCCCATCATTTGCATAGGATTCATTTTATCATCATTCCAACCAACACTAACTGAATCTGTGATTCCAGATTGAATTGGTAATGATACAGTTCCACCTATAATTTCTAATTTCCTATCATCACCCCATCTACTACCACCGCCAGTAAAGGTACTTCCTTCTGTACTGCTATCCATTTCTTTCTTTTCATATTTGATAGCACCAAATCTAATATAATCTTGATCAGTTTGTTTAGCACCGAGAGGATACCTCATATCTTCACTTTCTTCTCCTCCTTTACCTGCTATGTTATTAATTTGATCTAATTTTTGAGTATTTTTTAAATTTCCATCAGTTGTACCGCTAAGAAAACCTTCACCAGATGTACCATCACTTCTATCAGTTCCATCATCTTTACCACCAGTATTTGCAGTTGATGATATTGCTTCTGCTTTAAATCTGTTTTCAGCGAATCTAGCTATACCTTCATATATTTGTTGTGGAGTTGGGTCTTCACCATATTGTGCTTTATATCCTTCTTTAAAGGTATCAATAATTTGTTTATCAATATCTTTATTTGCTCTTGAATTTTTATCTTGTAATACTTTATCTAAACCTGGGAAGTTTGTTGTATCTATATTTGACCATTTACCAGCAATACCAATCTCTCCTGCTTTATCATTAGGATCAAGTGGTTTAGGTGATCCATCTGCATTTAGTTTTTGAGTTATTAGAGTAGATTTTTTTGTTACTGGATCAAACTGTACAACAACTTTGGCGACAGCAGGTTCATACTTCTGTAGTGTCTTACCGTTTCTAACGATAGTACCAGAAGGCTTATCAAATTTTACCTGAATCTGAGGAGATTGATACACCTCAGATCCGTCTACACCTGTTTGTATTGTTGCTTTTTCTTTAGCCATTACCTAAAGTCTGAGTCATTTTTACCATATCCTTGATATCTTCGCACACCTCTAAGCATGTCTCTAAATGTTTTGTTAGTCTCTTTCCAGACTGAAGCATTTAAAAGTCTCTTTGGTTTACCATCCTTTATAGATACAAATTCTTCTATGGGAAGATTTGCTGCATTTGCCCATTCATTCTTTGCAATATCTAGTAATGGACCTACACCAGTCATATTATATTTAGACACTGAGTTATAAGGTAAATTTAATCTGTCATCCATTAGATTTTCTACCACTAATTCTCGCTTTTGTGGATGTATATAATGTAGATTGCATCCTGTAAATCCATCTCCACTTACTTCTATTACATATACTAATGGGAATGCATCAAAGAATTTTGCATTTTTTGCTTTTGTCTCATATTGGAACATCATTAGATGTCCTATCTTTGGAACTTTTCTAAGAAGGTTCTCATCATTACCTTCACGATCCTTCTTTTCATCCATGATGAATTTACGGGGATTGTTTTTGTATGATGTAACTAGACCCATAAATGCTCTTCTATAGAAGAATGGTGATTTACCATCTTCTTCACCCATTTGTTCGTTTATTTCTTGGAATAAAGTCATTTTTTATATTTTATTCCTAGTTCGTCTTCTGTTATAACTTTAAATATTAGTCTTCTATCTTTACACCAGTCTTCTGCTGCTCTCCATTTTGCTTTATTGACTTCATATGTTTTTGCTTCGTAGATATATGATTTAGTTACTTTTGATTTTCTTTTGGGTGGAATACACTGTCTTTTGGGTTTTACTTCTATTACATAATCTCTTATTGCACCACCACCTTCTTGTACTTTAATAAGGAAGTCTGGGTAATACTGATGAACACGTCTATCTAACGGTGATACGTAGGGTATCGAGAATTCTTCACTTGCCCATAGAAGAATGTTCTCATTTGTATCACACCATTGACAGAATTTTTTCTCCCAATTACTTCGACAAACTATATTATTTGGGTTGCCTTTGTACTTACGAGGATTCTGAGGTTTATATTTACTTTTAATACTCTCGTTCATCTAGTATAAATATGTATTAATAGACTAATTATTAATATTTAGATGGGAAAACAAAACAGACCCATACATCCAGCAACTAGGATGAATACGCTTAAGGATAGGATATTGAATCCTTCCTTATCAGCGTATTACTCTGTTGTATTTCCTATGCCTACTTTTGGTGGATTATCATCAATGTATAATGGTGAACTACTTACTCTAACATGTACCGAAGCAGCATTACCTGGATCTAGCATTGCTACATTTGAACAACAAAATGATTACATGGG